TCACGAATCTCTTCGACATCCTTCTTAGGCACGTTGTAGTTGTGCTTCCCGCGAACCTGATTGACCATGAAGTCAACGTAGCGGTCAACAGTCTCGTCCCAGTTCTCGCGACGCTGCTCGTCATCGAGCCAGCGGGCGTATCGTGACTTGTGGATAAATTGTTGGTATGGGGTGGGGAGCATGTTACTCATCTTCGTTTCCTTCCGTTTCTTTTGGTAAATATACGTCTACATCACATCCGCAGTTTGGGCAGTGTAGACTTGTTAGCATGGCATAGTGACTATCTTCGTGTTCGATGTCAAAATCACTACCCCAAATCAGTTCATGTTTGCAGTGCCAGCAGTTCATTCTCGTCCCTCGTACTCTGCAATCATCTCATTTAAATAGAATCGTGCCTTCTTCAGGTCTTCGATACCGTTCTTGTAACGGTAACGCCACAGGTACTTCAAGATGTTGCCCTGTAGGTAAAACTCGTAGCCCTCGAAGGTTGCAGCACGAATAGCGTCGAGGCATTCAATACCAGCTTGATTGTAGTGTGGTGGGCTGTTTACCATGTCTACGTGTGGGAAGAGAGTTGGTTGGTCTTCCTCTTCAGTGCGACGCTTCATGTACGCCTCGTGTCCTTCGTACCTCAATGTTCACTCCCAAAGTCTACTTTAACAACGTTACCATCTTTTACACGACGTGCTACCTTCTCAACATTAGAGTTCGGCTCGGCGTACTCCTCGATGGCTTCAGCGATGTGTTGATGGGCTAATTCTTCCATACCCTTTTCAATAACATACTCTGTCTGCTCGCGCAAGATAGCAATTAAACCATGCTGAACAACGTATGCTGGTGGGAAGTATTCGTCATCCTCATCCAAGGCTGTTGTATCATATGCTGACAAAGTAAAATTGTCATCATCCACAGGCTTCAAAACAATGTAGTGCCTGTTGGGAAGCAAAGATGCTAACTCTAGCTGAGATTCAAAGTCTATAGTTTTGTCTGTCATTTTTTGTACCACTCCTCGGGTATCATGCCTTCCGCCCACTGGAAACCGTGCTTGGTTGCCCAATCAGCATAGGTCGTTTTGCTCCCCCTGTAAATCTTATTTCGTGCTCTGAGGAATACAAAACGGATGTCGAGGTCGGGATGTTGTTCTTTTACCAGCAGCATCTTAACACGGTCAGCCTTGTCTAGGTGACCTTTGGCTTCAACGTAGATGTCTGTCTCGGAAAGATAGAAGTCTGGGGTGTAGGTTCGCGGCTTGGGAATGTAGGTTACTTTGGAGTTCTCGTATTCAAAAGGAATACTACGCTCCGCCAGCAACCGTGCAATGTTCAATTCAAACTTTGACCTGTACTTGGTACGTCTCATTATTCTTGCAGGGGAAACGTTTGCTTTACGAGACTTAGCCTTTTTAAGAGATACTGTTCTACTTTTGGGCTGTGCTTTTTTAGTAGAAACAATTCGTCCGTTAAGGGCACTGTCGGTAGGCATATGGTTACTCCCATCCTCAGATAGTGGTTAATCAGTTGCATCTGTTCCTCTACCATGACGATGTCGCGGGCTTCCGTATCTGATACGAGGTAGCCAGACTCTGCATAGTTGTTGCGTAAGGTCAGGGGTAAAGACTGCTCTAGGTTGCGAACCTTTACCAAAGCAGGTTCCCCGCCCTTCCTTTCATGTGACTCGATGTACACGTGTCGAAGGGCGGGATTTAGTTCGATTAGTTTCAGATTGTACGATTCGGTATACAGGATAGGCATATCATAGTTCCTTCACCTTTAGGGATGTGTACCACGCCATCGGTGGGAACTTAGCCTTGGACGTTACCTTCGGATGATGCACCGCATTCTTCCAGCAATGCTCTTTGAAAGAACAGAACGTGCAGGTTTTTGGCATCAGCTTATTACCTGTAAAAATCTTTTCACCCTTCACGGTGTAAGACTCGTCTGTTGCCTCGAAAGGTATCTTGAACTTGTCATCCTTATTCAGGCTCTCGACACGCTTGTTGGCTTCGTCTAAGTAAGCCTTCCGGTCTTCCGCTTGGTCATCAGGTGCTTCAACAAAGTCCCACTCACCTGTGGACTTGTTGATGGCAATCCAACCACCGAACGGCATACCCTGTGCTTCCGAATAGAGGTAGCCCTGCATGATGTAACCGAACGGGTCGTCTTCCTTGATGACATCGTAGCCACCACGTCCCGAGAACTTGTTTTCGTAAGACCAAGGGCTAGTAGACTTGATGTCCCACACCTTCTGTTCACCATCGTCTAGGATGATGTCCAAGGTTCCCTTTACGTCTTCACCAGACAAGTTCAAGTTACACTTACGCTGGGTATCCACAACGTTGACACCAGCCGCCTTCAAGACGAACACGGCTACTGCTTCCACGAGGTCACCCATCAGGAAGCGCATGATGTCGTTGTATCCCATCTCTTGGGTGTGTCCCCGCTTCTCCATCTTCTGCTGGCAGAGAGGTCTACCAAGCCCAGACATGCGAATGCGGAAGTCACCCCTGTCGGACAACTGTTTCCGAAGAGAGTCCTTGCAGTCCTCACCGAACTGTTCAATCAAGTCGTCAAGACGGGAAGAGTCAATCTCCCCCCGTCCTGCTCTCTTCAAGAAGTCTTTGACTTCGTAAAGGTTAATCATGATGCAAAGCGGTCTGCGAGGTTTACATCTTCACTCGATACGATTTGCTTCACAGCCTCGCGGTGCTCTTCAATAATCTTGTTATTGGATGCAGCAACCGTATCCATGAACTTCTTCGCCAGTTCTTTACGCTCTGGTGTGAAGGATACTTCCTTGATGAGGGAAGGCTTCGGTGTCCAGTAGGTTACACCACCGTTGCTTTGACGCTGAGTCGTCAGTTCAATCAACGCAGTCGGCAACAGGATAGAGTTACCCAGTTTGTTCTGGATGAAGTCGTTCATTGGGCGGAAACCTGAACGCTTGAAGTAAGCTACGAAAGGCAGGTCTTTTACAGGAGATGCTTCCCCTGCGGCGTTGACGGCATCTGCCATGTCCAACTGACCGTAGATGATAATGTTACACATCACAGACTGGCTCAACAAAAGACGTGGGTCGTCATCAGAAAGACCGTCGGCCTCTTGACGTGTCAAGCGACCACACTTGAAGCCACCAGAGTTGTCTGGGAAAGCCTCTTGAATTTTCTTACGCTGGACTGAACGGCAGGTGAATGCGCCTTCTTCTTGGTCGTAGATTGAATACTCAAAGGTTCGCAGCATCGGGTTGATTATTACGGTGTCGGAGTAAACCATTTCACTACCGTTGTAAATCTTCCACGTACCACGCTTCAAGGTGTGACCGTCTTCCGTATCCGCATCGTAGTTGATACGAAGGCTTGCAGGACCTGATTGCTTTGTCTCAGCAACACCATCCTGACCAAAGGCCGCAAGCATCTGGTCTTTGTCATCGCTCATGTCAATTGAAAATTCGTTAGTTACAAGTTCTAGTTCGTTACCCATATCATTCTCCACAGGGTTTGTTGAAGGAAATCCCATTATACAGTGAATACCTCTTCCAAGTCAAGCCAGTTTTTTCCCATTTTTAATTCTATTCCTACTGGCATGTTATAACGTACATTATAACGCCGCTCGGACTCTTCTGGGATGCACAACATGCTTTTCGACATGACTTCAATACATTGCTGTTCTTCACCGGGATATACATCCATGACAATAGAGTCGTGGACGGTATTGCAAATGACAGACTTCATACCTAATGACTCCACAGATTTGTGTAGTTCTACCAGTGCCATAGGTAATAAGTCAGCAGTTGCGAACCCCTGAACGGGGTAGTTACAGATAGCGGTACGATTTGTCGCAGTACCCCACTCAGTCCAGCGGGTTCCCGGGAAACAATACTGTCTACCTGATGGCAGAGTGATGACGCTCTTGGTAACCGCATCCTTCTGCAAGTCCTTGTGCCAGTCAGTCACGCCGGAGTACTTTTGCTTGAAGGCTTGATAGTAACGCTTCTGGTCTTCCGTACCGCTAACGCCGCCATACAGCGGTTTAAAGGTGTGTGCCTTCGCTTCTTGCCTCGTACAGCCAATCACACTGGCGGTGTAGTTATGAACGTCTGTGCCCGCTTCTACGTCCATTAAGATGCCATCGTCCTTGGCAAGGAAGCCAGCAACCCTGAATTCCAACTGCGAGTAGTCACCCTCTAGGATAGACCCACCCTCGAACCTGCTCTCGACAGCCTTACGAATGATGAACGTAGAGCCACGGGGCATGTTTTGGAAGTTCGGGTTGCGGGATGACAAGCGGCCTGTCGCAGTCACACACTGCATATATTCCGTATGGATGAAGCCGTCAGCATCCATGTTGTTTTCCATACCCTCGACAAAGGAACGTAAGTAAGTCCGTACAGCAGAGTACCGAACGTATGCTTCAGCAAACTCACGGGCATCACCACGCAAGTCCGTCATCACTTCTTCTAAGGTAGACTTGTCGGTTTTGAACCCTGCGGCGGCAGTATCGAATGGGTCGCGGGGAATCAGTTTGAACCCTGCAACTTCGCCAGTGCTCTCGTATCGTACACCTGTACCATTACAAGTCTTGCAGATACGCACGGCCTTACCTACCGTGCCATCCTTACGCAGAGGATTGTACCTACCCTTTCCTCTGCAGTCTGAGCACTGCGAACCGCGAGTCTTATACAAGACCTCTGTCTCAGCGAGGTAGTGATGCTTGAACTCACCCTTGTTCATACGGGTGCGTTGCTTCGGCTTACGTGTCGAGCCGCGAACCTCGTGACCAAGGTTGAACAGCACCGCCCAACGCTTCTTGTCCTTGACTGTGCAGGAGTAGAATAGTTTAGAGCGGTCATCTGGGCTGTCCAAGTTCACGGGAGTATCCCCCATAGCATCCCGTGCCAGTTCGTTCAAGCGTCTTTCTAGAGTGAACAATTCCTGTTCGTATTCACGGCGGATGTCCGCCAAGGTTTCACGATTAATCTTAATACCATTGCGTTCGATGGTTGCCAAGACATCTGTGACTTCAAGCGACAGACGCAAAGTGGGCAAGAGTGTTTGGTTCTTCATTAAACAGTTCCTCAAATGTAGTGCCAAAGGCTTCGAGTTGTGCAAGGGCTACTTGCTCGGTGGATAGGACATCAGCAATCCCGTATTCTTTTATCGTTTCCCAAGGAATCTCGTAGAACGTTTTGCCTTCCTTGAAATACGGTGCAATAAGGTCTTTCTCCTTGGGCACATCACTATACTTCTCTGCAAGAGCAGCAAGTCCAAGAGGCCAGCGTCTCGCTCGGGATAAAAGATATTCCGCAACCATCGTATCATAAATCGCTCCTTTGTATGTGAACCCACAATCGCGAATCCAAGATATATCAAACTTGATGTTTTGTCCAACCACCACGTCGGCGTAGTTCAAGGCTGTCTGAAAGTCTTCGGCGGCGTTCGGTGTTGGCGGCTCGGTCTCGTGATAGTAGCAGTCGTAGAAGACCTGCTCTTCGTCAAGCCACTTGTAACCTATTGAAACTAAAGTGTTTCCGAAGTACGGTAACGCAGTGGTAGAGCCGTTGGCTTTCTCACGGTGAGTGGTTTCGATGTCAAATGTCATAACGTTCATTACTACCACCCGTATTATACGTCATACTCTGTGTTACAATCCACGACATGGATAAGTTCGTCCACTTCCCTCATCTCTTGTAACTGTTCTTTTTTGCTGAGGCTTTTAAAACGTTTGACATCTTCTTCGTCTATCAAATTCTCGATGTAGTCGTTTATAGAACCTAAATGTAAAAATCGTGCCATTAGTAGTACACCCCTCTGTGAATATCAATGTGACAAGTAATCATACCATGCCAGCCGTTCAGTTTGTTCTTCGAGATGCAGATGTGGCGAACCGTGTTCTCCTCTTCTGATGTTCCCGTCTTGCCGATGCCAATGATGACATCCGCCTCACCCGCCTTGCCAGTCCGTGAACCATCCAGCATCGAGTAGTCGATGAACTGTCTGTCGTGGGCTTCGTAACTCGCCTGACTAACAGACCACACCAGCAACTTGTTGCGCTTGGCAATCTCACGGGCGAGAACATAGGTTTCCTTGAGGCGTTCATCCCCACGGTTGAAGTCGCCATCAACCCTGAACTTATCCAACTGGTCACAGAACATAACGTCAGGTTCGTTTAGTTGGGCGTAGTCATTCAACTCAGACATCGATGTGCCTACCGAGTCCATGACAACAAGGTACGGGTCAACCTCTTCCATGTATCGCCTGTCGAGTTCCTCGCCC